GTTAACAAGGATGTCGATGTTCATTGTTCCTCTAAGTCTACCGTACGAGTCAAGTTTGGCCCGAACACTCGTATCGTTGAGAAAGAGAGCCCACGGGTCAATGTGAAAGCCCAGCGTGGCTGGCGTCCAGGTCAAGGTGTGAATCAGGACCGGGCGCGATAAGAAGTCCGCCAGGGGGGCTTTAGAAACTACGTTGATTAATTCCGTCGCGGGAGTCGAGTTGATGATGGTCTCGACACCGGTAGTTTCAGACGAAAATGCCACATTTTGTTGATCGGAAGTGGTTTCCGATGTTGATGTTAATACGTCAGTAAGGCAATTGCAGATTCGGTACCCACCCCGCCTTTAGGGAGAGCACTATAAGTACGAAATTTGTGTGGTTCGCTTCGTACTCCTCAGGACGTACTAGGACTGGGGAGACGTGATCGAATAGATTAGGGTCATTGCGGACCATTGGTTGACTACTCGTAGTGATCACGAATAGACGCCCAGATCTTCTCTAACGACGGGAGAGGGGGCTGCTCTGGGAATACAAAGGCCCAAATCTGCCGATAGATGGGGTCCAGTCTCTCGTACTCCTCGGAGTGGAGTGCGAGCTCTCGGTGCGAGTTTCGCAGGAGCTCGATGCTCTGGGTACGCACTGTCGAGTCCGGGTGCTCCGATGCAACAACAGTACACATCATGTTGTAGATGGAATCCAGATCAAGGGGAGCAACATATCCATCAACGGACTGGTTGTAAACCCAGGTACGCTTCAGGAAGGACACATTCTCCCACGTAATTACTGGATCGTCGTCATCAGATTTGTCGGTCGTGGTGAATGTCATTCCGATGGTTGCTAACCACCGCTTGAAGGAGCCGAACGTGAATGAGGGTTCGTTGGTGGAGACCACGTTATCATCTCCGTAGAAGAGAGCTCGTGAGTGATCCAGGAACTCCTTCCCGGCGATCGCGTGGAAAGCGAGGCAGAAGATGAATAGGTTGATGAGACTATTCCAATCGGCAGTAAGAGAATGGCCGGAGGGAGTAGTACCCATGACAAACATCACGTCACCGTACACTATATATGTAGGGCGAGCGATGGCATCAATTAGTTTCCACATCAAACCAATATGGGGAACCCAGATGGTGAGATCAAACCTGTGAATCAATGCCTCGATGAGGAACATTGGTGCGCACATAAGTTCGTACTCGATGGTGAGATCATACGCGGCATAGTCTCCGGCAATAAGCTTACCGGGTATGCCTGAGAGGTACGCCTTAAAGCGCGTCCAATCGTGCGATTCACAGGAAGCTCCAACACAGACGCCTAGGAAAGGAATAGACCTAAAGTAGACAGTCCACGGTAGCAGGAACCTCCTGAGAGCGAGGTTCAAAGCCAGGTTGGCCATGGCAAAGTTCCTCACCTTGTTGATCTTGAATTTCTTCACGGAAACTCGTTCGTCTTTCTGGTGATTCGTGAAAACAGCAGAAATCCCAGAATCTGATAGGAGCAGATTCTCAAACTTCGAGATAAGATCGCGGAGTTTAGCATTGGGGATGGGGTTTGGGCCCGAAGGATCAGAGAAGCAATCACGCTTCTTGCAACCCATCGCGGCTCCGGCACCAGTCGACATGTCGATCCGGTCGATTCCTTCGACTCCGTCACGACCGACAATCGCTTCGAGGTCAGTAAGCGGGGGACCGACTTCGCACACTTCAAAGCGGGAGGCAACGTTGTTGGCTCTGTTTTGAATGTCAAACATGCTCACACGAGATGTGAGAGCACGAATGGATCGATTCATGTGTCGAATGGGGGATTGCCACTTTCCTTCAACAACACCGGCCTTGAAAGACGGTGCCACTTTAGGAACGAAGCTTTGGGGAAGATGCGGCTCGATCAGTGGGCGGAAAATCGTGTCGACAACACGAGTCTTGTTGGAGTTGGCCCTATACCCTGGGATGGTACCTAGGGGAAGGACACACTCTCCGGGAGGGAGATCCTCCTTTTCAAGCATTATCGTGTAGTCATTCTTGCGGGAGAGTGGGCCAATGTTGGAGGCCTCAATACTGTCGAACACTAGGTTTTGGTGGACCATGTGTGGCAGTGACTCTACGAAGTTGGTGACGAACGCCGGTTGGATGGGGCAGGCTTGGGCAAGCAACTTCGATTTACTTATCCCACAGTGCAAGCCGTAGATACCAATGTACCTTCCGTACTCGGCAAGGACCGGGGTTCCACTCTGCCCGCCCTTGGTGTCGGCTCTGTACCCAACAACGGACACAAGGTTCGTCCCGAATACAGATTTATCCGCACTGAGAGCACCGGCCTGTTCAAAGAGAACTGGGACACGTTGCTCGCCAACGGGTAGAAGATACCCTTGTCTCCCGGACACGTCGACCTCGGGGCCAAAGTACTCAAGGAGGTCCTTGGCACCAACACCCGGCATGTAAATGAGGGTGTAGTCGTACATCGGGTGAGGGCGGATTGCACGAGAGTGCTTTCCCCCCTCTACACGAATAGTTCGGTGTAGGGAAGGGAAGTCGCTGACTGATTCCACCGTGTAAGATGGGGCGATACCCACCTTATTGAAGGAATGAGTGTTCACTGCTAGAATGCACGGTGCGACGTACAGACCAACACAACGAGTGAACATGTCTGATTGTTCGGTGGTGATGCGGACAGTGACAGTGTTGTGTGCCACCTTCTCCATTATGTGATCAATGGTAGAAGATTGCAACTTGGGGGAGACTCTAGGGGCCAGTGGAGGCTTGCCCCACCTTTCGGGTCTCTTACCGGAAGAGATCGACTCTAGGGGGAGCGTCTCCATTTGGAAATGGAATCCAGGGAACACTTTCACCTTGAAAGTGGGGGAATGATCCGCCACCGCCTTGTCACGGGCTTCAAAGAAGTGTTCGTCGATCCAGAAAACATGGACCAATTTTGGGTCAAGGCCAAGTTTAGCCACTACCTGTGGTTCAACTTGGACGGCTGCACCAAAATGTTGGTACATCTTGTCAGCCAAGTCGCTCACCTTGAGGGTGTGATCGGTCGCCGATGGTCTAGCTAGGTCGCGCTTACGCTTCTGGTCTTTGAGGTAAGACGAAAACGAGTTGGAAGTAAGCGAGATCGCACCGAGGAATGCTAGCAGTAACGCAGTTTTACGGATAACACTGCGTGACGGCTTGAACTTCTCGATGAGTGAGTCCCGCATATCGACATAATCGAAATGGGGGATCGATCGCTCATAAAGACCCTTGACCCGATCAGAAAAGCTAGGGGTCTTAGGCACCATAGGAATGGGCATCGTTTGGGCGACCTGCGAGAAGTAGGACATCAGGAAGGCGATGTAGAGACAACTCAAGAAGATGATAGGAAAGGGGAGAGAGTCTCGGTGGGCAAGGACATAGTCGCTTGTTGATCGCGCTGACAGGATGGCCTTGTGTGACCACCACGAGCTAATCACATCAGTGATTGATTGAAATTCGAAGAGATCCTCTAGTTTGGGGTCACGAGGATCTTTCGCTCCAATCTTAACATGTTCACCGATGGGATGGGAGGCGTCGCAGTCAACACAAAACTTGGCGAGATTTGTCTCTGCGGTTTGGTTGGCCTCCTTACGGAGATGGATCATGCGCATGTGTTCCTTGGCACGGGGGATCAAGAACTTCATTAAGTCTTGGCGGCACATGACGGGGTAGGGGGTGAAATCCCTATCCCCAAGAACACTGAAATTGCCGTGGTCTGTGTACACGGCTTTCTCATTTCCCCCTTTCTCCGTCACCATAACTACGGTTTGGACACGGTAGTAATGGATGTCGGACCAAACTTCCTTGGCAATTGAGTCAGGAATTTTGGAGGGGTCCAATTGAGTGCTTTCTTCGCTGAGACGATAGCGCTGCTTTGGAATTGGGGTAATGATGATGGGGAACCGGCGCAATAGAGCGGCAGTATACACCAACTTCCCCTTGGACCCTAGGTTCTTGTCGTTGGTAGTAACAACGAAGATTCTAGGGTTGACAGCGTGAATGCCTTTATCGCTGAGATCAGGCATATTAGCTACCATGCGCGAATTGTTGGCTACGCGCAGGCACACATCGAGGTCAGTACCATCGCTGTTCACTTTGATGTTGGGGTCATCAAAAATGACAGCGGTAACGAGGAGACCATTGTATGTCTCCCAGAATCGGGCATCAGGGGGGATGTTGAACATGCACCCTGTGGTACACTCGAATTCAAGGTACGGGGCAAGGGCCTCGAT